TATTAAGTTGTTGTAAATTGTTTTGAACGTTGAAAAGTTTCTTCTTCATGTTACGAAGTTCATTTTCCAACTTTTTAATTTTTTCACGGTTTGACATTTATATATACACAAGAAAAATATTATAATCGAAACCCAATTTAAAGGTTAGACTTGTTCATTAGTAAAATGCGGTTTTATCCCGATGAAGAAGAAAACCCCGAGTATTGGTGGGACGTTGAATTGGAAGGTGTGTGCTATGAAGTTTATGACAGAGAGAGAGACGAGGATGATCCATACAACCAATATAGAGTGTGGAAAGGTAAAGTTTCAAGAGAAAACAAAGTTGCATCTTTCAAGTGTGTTCATCATTACATGGTTGATGGTGACGCGGAACTGGAAGGAGACTTTCCAGAAGATCTATATGATACTCTCTTTGAATTTCTTATTAAGGAACTTATCGAGGATTACGATAGTGCATGTGAAACCTAAGTTAGAGATTTGAGTTGTAATAAAACTAAGAAAGTATGGAGAGTGTTCAAAAGCTCACCCACGTTGAACACGTCCTCAAGAGACCCGACTCCTATGTCGGACCAGTGGACAAAACCCATGAGTCCTATTGGTTGCTGAATAACACGAACAAGAACTTTCAAAAGAAGAACGTCTCTTATTCACCAGCCCTACTCAAGATCTTTGATGAAATCCTCGTCAATGCCATTGATCGTAATTCCCTGCACCCCAAAAATGTTACCCAAATTGCTGTCTCTGTAGACAAGGAGACTGGCACAGTCACCATCGAGAACAATGGACCTCTTGGTGGAATCGGTGTCAAGATGCACGAAAAGGAGGGTATGTGGAACCCGGAACTCGTATTTGGTCATCTACTCACAAGTACCAATTATGACGATTCACAAAAGAGGATTGTTGGAGGACGCAACGGCTATGGTGCCAAGTTGACTAACATTTACTCTTCCCAATTCTCCATTATCATCAAGGATGGTGAAGAGAAGAAGACCTATACCCAAAAGTGGTCCGACAATATGACTATTTGCCACCCACCAAAGCTGACTAAGCACAGCACTGCAACATCTTCCGTGTCTATTACTTTCACACCGGATTGGAAACGATTTGGAATGAAGAATATGGATGTCAACATTTACAAGATTTTTGAGAAGCGTGTATGGGATGCAAGCATCTGTACAACCCCTAACTGTAAGGTAAAGTTCCAAGGTGAAGCTCTACCCAAAATACAATTTGAAGCCTATGCCAAGATGCATGAAGGTGTAACCGAACTGTGTTCAGTGACCACCGATCGCTGGTCTGTGTGTATCGGACCGTCTGAGAATGGTCTTGAACAGGTCTCATTTGTCAATGGTATATGCACAAACAAGGGTGGTACCCATGTGGATCATGTGGCTTCTTATCTAGCCAATGGTATCATAGAGGAGATGGCAAAGAAGATCAAATTGAAGCCTCAACAGGTGAAGAATACCTTCAATATCTTTGTGAAGGCAACCCTTGAGAACCCAACGTTCTCCAGTCAGGTCAAATCTGAGTGTACCTCAAAGGTTCAGGACTTTGGGAGTAAGTTTGAACCTCTCAAAAGCTTTGTCAAGAATGCTCTCAAGACTGGTATTCAAGATGAACTGTTGGCTCTCTCAAAGTTTAAGGAGATGAAAGAACTCGCGAAAACAGATGGTTCGCGTAAATCTAAAATTGCTGGTATTCCCAAATTGGATGATGCCAACAAAGCTGGTACTGCACTCTCTGGGAAGTGTACCCTCATTGTCACAGAGGGTGATTCAGCCAAGACTCTCGCAGTTGCGGGTCTCTCTGTGGTTGGTCGTGATCACTATGGTGTGTTCCCACTTCGCGGTAAGTGTAAGAATGTCCGGGATGCATCTGTGTCACAGTTGACATCCAATCAGGAGTTCAATGATCTCAAGAAGATTTTGGGTCTCCAACAAGGAAAAGTCTATAAGAATGTTTCCGAGCTGCGATATGGAAGGCTAATGATCATGACAGACGCAGATAATGATGGTTCTCACATCAAGGGTCTCATTCTCAATATGATCCACTACTTTTGGCCAAGTCTCCTTGAGCTGGGTTTCGTCGTCTCTATGGTGACCCCGATCATCAAGGCTTCTAAGGGTTCCCAATCAAAGTCTTTTTACACAGACTCAGCGTTCCGTACCTGGTATGGAACGGGTCAAGCTGGATGGAAGATTAAATACTACAAGGGTCTCGGTACCTCCACTTCTGCAGAGGCTCGGGAATATTTCAAGAAGATTCAGGATCTGACTGTGAAATTTGACACAGATATCATGTCCGACAAGTCTATTATTCTCGCCTTTGATAAGAAGAGAGCTGATGATAGAAAGACATGGCTTTTGGAGAGTACAGCAAAAGAGGCTAACGAACTTGAAGTACCGTATGGGAGTGTGAAGAACTTGAGCATCACAAACTTTGTACACAAGGATTTGGTCAATTTCAGTCTTGCGGATCTAAAGAGGTCTATCGCACACATGGCTGATGGTCTCAAACCATCTCAACGCAAAGTGATGTATTCCTGTTTTCATAAGAATCTCAAAGATGAAATGAAGGTGGCCCAATTGGCTGCGTATGTTGCGGAAAAGAGTTCTTATCATCACGGTGAAGTTTCTCTCGCAGATACGATTGTGAAGTTAGCCAATGATTACATGGGATCAAACAATATCAATCTCCTCGAACCGTGTGGGCAGTTTGGTACTCGTCTCATGGGTGGTAAGGATGCATCCCAGACGAGGTACATCTTTACGAAGTTGACTAAGCAGGCTCGGAAGATCTTTGATCCTCGTGATGATGCGATTCTTAACTATTTGGATGATGATGGACGGTCAATTGAACCAGATTTTTACATGCCAACGATCCCTATGATTTTGGTCAATGGAAGTGAGGGTATTGGTACTGGTTTCAGCTGCTATGTACCCCCCTTCAACCCCAAAGATATCAAGGATAACATTGGAAAGATATTAGATGGAAAGCCTATCGTACCTATGAGACCTTGGTTCAGGGGATTCAAGGGGAAAGTGCACAAGGAGGATGATACATGGATGATGGAAGGTGTATGGAATTGGAAGGGAATGAATATCGTGGTCACTGAATTACCCCCCGGTCGTTGGACACAAGATTACAAGGAATACCTTGACAGTCTCGTTGATAAGAAGCTGATTGGTGGATTTACGAATAATTCAACAACGGAGGATGTTCATTTCGAAATTGAAGATTACACCGGAAAAGATCTCCTCAAGGATCTCAAATTGAGGAAGACATTCCGTGTATCAAACATGCACCTTTTCCACCCCACGAAGGGTATCTACAAGTACTCCAGCCCGGAGGAGATTCTCAAGGACTTTGTTGAACTCCGCGAAGATCACTATGTGAAGAGAAAGGCACATCTCATCAAGGTTCTTGAAACAAGGGCTACCATGTGTGGGTACAAGTCTAAATTTGTCACTATGGTCATTGAGGGTAACATTGTGGTATTCAAACGCAAGAAGCAAGACCTTGAGGAAGAACTTTCCAAAACGTTCCCAAAGATTGGTGGCACCTACGATTATCTCCTCAATATCAAAACTGTGCAATACACGGAAGAATCCGTCAAGGACCTTCTCAAAGAATCCAAACAGGCTAAGGAGGAACTTGAAGTGATGAAAAACACAAATCACATTGATATGTGGAAAATGGATATTAAAAATATGTAAACAATAGATAGGTATGGGTGAAGCTGCGAAAATTTCGCTCAAAGCTATTGGAAAGCAAGACACCTTCTTACTTTCCAAAGATCCAGACGAATCGTTCTTTAATAATACCACTGTTCGGAATCATTCCGATTTCAGAAAGTATCACAGAAGTCGTACTATTGGGAAACCAGGTAGTGCTGAAGCAAATTGGCCTTTTAACAAAACCATCAAAGTTGAGTTCCATCCAAGAAACATGGGTGACCTTTTGAGTAATATGTATTTGAGTATAACAATGCCAGCTATAACAAATGGTAACTACGCAGATCAGTTAGGCAGACATATTCTCAAGAGTGTCACAATGTATGTAGATGATATTGAAGTAGAAAAGATCTACGACGATTGGGGAATTATCTGTGATGAGCTTTATTTAGAAGTGTCTGAAAAGGTAGCGAATAGATTTCTTATAAACAGAAACCTCGGTTTTGATGACGCACCCACCAATCCCAGTGTTGCCCGTTATGATTCAGACCTCGTCATTCCACTTCACTTCTTCTTTTCCCGTAAGTTTGCGAGTGACGAATATTCTTCAAACAAACCTAATAGACCTTATTTTCCAGTGTGTGCAATTTACAAACAAAAGATTGAGTTTGAATTTGACTTCCACCAACAGACATTCTTTACGGATACGACCGATACAGTGACCCTACCCTCATTCAATCTTGTAACAGAGGAGATAACAGTAAGCCCCGAAGAAAGAAACTTTTTTACGTCCAAGAGACAGACGTTGATAACAGACCTAGTTAGGAAACATCCAGTCATAGTGAGTGACCTCAACAGGGATGTTATAAAGAACAACCTCGTTCCAAATATCCCTGTGAAGTGTTTTCATTGGTTTTTGAGAAACACAAAGTTTGAGGATGAAACTGAAGCTATCGGGGTCCCCGTTCCCTCTACCGATGGGGAGCGTTTGTACCAAAATCGTTTCAACTTTTCATCATCTTTAGACTTTTTCGGTGAAAATACATTCTTCTACCCTCTCATGTCTGAAGCTAGTTTTTACATCAACGGAAACAGACTTCCGAATTTGACCATAACTGATCACACATACTACAAATACTTAATTCCATTTCAAAAGAGATTGGCGAGGCCGATTAGGAATATTTACACATATAGTTTCTCGTTGAATCCGGTAAATGTGGAACCATCGGGAAACTTAGATTTTAGTCAGATACAATCCGATAAGACTAACATAGAAGTTAAATTAGATACATCTATAATTGATATTACAACTGAGACATTCTCATTACATATGTACTATACAGGGTATCAAACGTTTGTATTTGAAGGTGGTTTCATGTCTGTTGCTTACTAAAAAGTTTATCCTTATTATTGCTAATATAGTCAATGATGTTATTCTTGATACACCATTTGATGAAATTCAATTGCGCCAAAGTTGTTTGGATTTCATGAGATGTCCCCGGAACGACGTAGGCAAACTTCTGAGACCGACAGAATGGGTCAAAAAGTTGCTTACTGTAACCATTTAGACTGGATTTATAGGCACAATGAACTGTAAACAGTTTACCATCACCTGTTTGATATGCGATGTGATTCTTCTTCGAATAGTTCGTGATGAACCATTCCAAATTACGGAGAGAAATGCCACTCGATTTATCCAGAATGTTCAGTAGTGTAGTTTTATTCTTTTCGTCAGTGTAAAAATTGTTTATCGATGTTAGTAGAATATCGTTTTTGCTCATTACATTACTAGACTCCCAAATCTATAAGCTCGTTCGAGGATTCACAACCTGGACACCCCTTAACAAACATGTTCTCTGGACCATGGTTATGTAGATTTGAACTAGAAAACGAACGCTGACATATACGCTGTCCCTGTAATGCATGATGTCGGCAATATCCATTTTTAGATGCTTTGAAAGTACACCTCTGACCATTATGCTTGGTACCTTTACATGTTGTAATCGTATAAGAATCTGGTATATCCTTTAGAAGTTGATCCAACGGTATACCATGTTTTTTTGATATTTTTTCAGCAAAGTCATTAACGACTGTGTTTATACGCTCCTCCAACTCTTCATCCATGAGTTTAACAACTTTCTCGTACATGCTCATCCTTACTTTGTGTAAGCTCGTAATTTTTAAATAGGTCTTCAACAGATTCTTCTTTTTTCATTCTCATCTCCTTAAGCCTCGCTCTCAAAATGGGTAGAGTGCCGGTTTCGTCTAAACCAAGACGTTTACACTCGGCGATGAGTTCATCCTTCTTCATACCACTGAGGGATGGCTCCCTCACCGGTTTTGGTGGTTTATGTTGATTGATAATGTCCCCAAATATATCCTCTTTCACATTCTCGTATAGTGGATCTAAAAGATCGCACACTGGATTGAGGAACTTATTGAGGAAGTAATAGTGGTAGTCTACCGGTATCCCATTTTCCTCAACATACTTTGGGTCTTCAGCCTTCTCAAACGCTTTTGCCTTGGGATCCCCAGTCTTCGTGAGAATGTAAGGTACCCGGTCACCAGATTGTGGCTCCGAGCCGGGTCTCCGCTGTCGCATCTTTGTGACCACTTGTACATGTGACTGATTGATATTGACACTCTCAGGGCTCGTTATGGATACCGCTTTACCACCAACTTTATACGAATCGGATAGACCCTGACTCAAAATAAGCTTCTGATTTGATATATCACCCGAAAGAAGTTCAATTGCTCTCTCTTTAGCAAGCTCCTTGGGTGGACCAGGATCACTTGAAGTGAGAATTACATCAAGGAGTTCCTTGCATACCTCTCTCATGTGAGGTGTGTTATCACGTCTCACGAGCTGGAGACCCTTTACATCAATGTAATCCATATGCATCTTGTCATCTTTACCCTTTGTCCAAAGTTTCGCAGCATAACGCTTCTTTGAGTAGAGGAAATAGGGCCAGTATACCTTCTCAAGTTCCAAGTTATTTGGTTTCTTGAAGAGGGCACTACACTCCTCAGCAGCTCTCTCACCCACCTCCCAACTGTAGGCGACTGCCTCCTCACCTGTACGATCACCAACATCAAACTCAACCATGACTGAATCGGTGTCTCCGTACCTCACCTTGGCACCCGGAAAGTTTGCCTCTACGTATGTCTTAGTATCTTCAATCATTGAGCGACCCTTTGAAGTAGTCGTAGAGGCAATCGGAACACATGGAAGAATACCCTTACCAGCGCCAGTAAAACCGTATACAGAGTTCATACTGATTTTATAGGCGAGCTGTTTTCCATTGTAGACTTCCTTCATGAAACCTGTCGCTGCGGCCATATCCCTCTTAGCCTGTTTTCGGAACTGCTTGAGCTCTAGAAGGATTGCTGGTAAGAGACTTGGTACACCCTGTGCAAACTTGTAGGTGCGATCACCAATATTGAAAGTCTCATACTCAATACCAGGTACGTTACCATACTTCCTCTCATCCATTACAAACGACGAATAACAGAGGTTGTGGGCCATCATGATACTCGGATACAGTGCTTCAAAATCAAGGGCAGTGATAGGTGTGTAATATGCACCCTTTTGTGCCTCTAGGACTGTGGCACCCTCATAGGGTTCTTCAGGGAGGGCACCATACCGAATAGTCGGAACCATGAAGCCAAGTTCCCTCGCCTTCTTAGTCAATTGGGAAAAGACCTTAATCTGCTGCCCACGCTCCACCAGGAATGGAACTGGTACCCAGGTCGCCTTAGCCATCTCAACCAAGTTCAGTAGAGTACAGAGCCTTTTCATGAGTCTATGTGGGAGTAGGGTATCCTTAATACAATACTCGGCAACTTCCTTCAACTTTACAGGATCTCCCTCCTTGTATCGGGCAAACATCTCCTTGGGAGCCATATCTATCTTTTGATCTCCGAGGTAGAGCTTGGATACACTATCCAGCTTGTAACTATCCAGTTTGTAACCCTTCTTAACCTCATGGAACAAATCAAAAATAAACCGACCACTCATTGGAAGAAGCTTCAAAAGGTTATCACCCAGCGCGCTGGACGAAAGCTTCTTAATCACTAGTTCAGAGTCGGTGTCCTTGAGCTTCCCCAAGTTATAGAAGTCGTAGTGACACCTATTGATTTGAGCACGCTTGTAAATGTACTCCATATCAAACCCGAAGATGTTCCAACCAGTGATGATATCTACATCTTTTTTGTGAAGATATTTCTGGAACGCCTCTAACATCTCCCTCTCCGTTGCATAACTACGGATGTCACAACCCTCTAGAGTAGGATCGGTCTGTTTGTAACACAGGCATGTCTTATCGTAGGGTTCGTCCGAGCCAAACTTACACAGGGAGATTGCAATTTGGAAACAAGCATCACCCGGGATGTTCGCATCAGGAAACTTACCCGTTGAGCTATTACACTCAATATCTACAGATGCTACAACAAATGGGGCGATGTCATCCCTAGCTACAGGTCTGAGTGTGGTCCAGTCGTTACAGAAGAGATCAATATCCACGTTCGCGAGATGAGATCGGACACACTTCTCACCGCTGTCCATCCAACCAGTAGATTGAATACCAGTACGATGCATCAGACGAAGTACTGGATCTAGATTGGATTCGTATACCTTAACATTCCTCACACCAAAAAGTTCAAAAAGATCAGGGGTCCTGTCAAGTGGTCTACGCAAATAGGAATCCACGAGGCGGCGAGCTTGTAAATCCTTAAAATTAATTTTCATAAATGCAAACTCCTCATTATTTTGGAAGCCCCAAACATCTTTAGACTTCATCAACGAGTAGGCAACCAGAGAATCTTTACACTTATCACTGAGGATATCGTAAATTCTCTGAACCTTTTGGGAATCAATTCCAGTTGGAAGTTTAATAAAAAAATAGGGTGTAAAAGCTGTTGTGAGACAGACCGACTTCCCACCCTCAGTCTTACCGAATATACTAATCAAGTGCTCATCTTCGCCGTCTCTCGCCTCCCATGTAAGTGCTTGGAATACTACCATTGTGTAACTAACGACCTAAAATTTTAATATACTTTATTAGTAAAAATGTCTGCCGCTTTGATTGACCTTGTATCTAAAGGTGCTCAGGATGTGTACATCACTGGACAGCCTCAGGTCAGTTTTTTTCGTCAAAATTACAAGCGCCATACCAACTTCGCGATGAAGCCAGAGCGCATGGATTACATTGGCACCTTCGCCGCCTCCAACGAAATTACCGTACCAATTCGTTCCAAGGGCGATCTCCTCAGTTACATCTGGATTGAGGATACCCTCATTTCTAATGTTGCCACCAACACAGATGGTCTTTTCTCCGCGGGTGCTTCCAACCCAACCACCTTCGAGTTGTGGATTGGTGGTCAGAAGGTGTCCGAACTTGACTCCCTCTTCATCCAGGGTGCTTACAATCCTCTCTTACGCGACAACTCTGCCAAGGCTTCGTGTACTGTCACCACAAATGTTGCCAAGGAGAACCACGGTCAGAACCACTTTATGATTCCTTTCTTCTTCGGTGAGGACTGGACCAAGGTTCTTCCTTTGGTGGCTTTACAATATCATGAGGTGGAGCTCCGAATTAAATGCAGGGACGGTTACACTCCCCAAGGTACTCCCAAGATCTACGGTAACTACATTTACGTTGATACCGATGAACGTGCTTACTTCACTGATACAGAGCACGAGATTCTGTTCACTCAGACTCAATACCAGCCAGCCACCAACACCGACACTGAGTTGGATCTCAGCTATTTCAACCACCCAGTGAAGTCTATCCATCTCGTCTCCGGTGCCGCTGCCGGTCAGAAGTGGTACGATGAATATACTTTCAGTACCTCCTCTCTCTACATCAACGGTACTCCTCTCTACGAGAACACTTCCAACGTGTACCACCACAATGTTGTGCCACAGATGCACTGTACCGATCTCCCAGACGATGTCTTGGATGATCTCCCAACCTACACTTGGCCTTTCTGTCTCTCCATGAGCAAGGCGCAGCCTAGTGGAACCCTAAACTTCAGCCGCATCGATAACGCGAAGCTTGTCGTGAACAACGTTTCCGGTGGTAACACTCTCCACCGTGTGTACGCGGTCAATTACAACATTCTCCGTATTAAGAATGGTATGGCTGGTGTCGCCTTCGGTAACTAATTAGTATTAGTATCTGTATTTCAATTAAAATTACATATGATTGGGGTAAAATTCCAATGATATGTAACCTAAGTCATCTCTGATTTATCAAAAATTATCTCACAATGGATCTCTTTCATAAAATAATAGACCTCATTGATAAAAACTCTGATAGAATCCCTGAGGGGGACTATCTAGAGTTATGTGACACAATTCAAGAATTACGACAACAAGTAAAACCACCTTCTTTTCTTCTTGACCAGACAGTTCCAATGTGGAGAACTGACTACGACCCAGAGACTGATGGACCTCCAGTCTATGAACCAACCATACCCATGACTGACGGACAACCACCTGAATGGTTTGAAGATGAAAGTGAAGAAATTTCATACCCGGGTCTCAATGCATTTCTACAGGGGTTACACGCCGAGTGGTCTGACCCAGTAGAGCCAGGTGTATATTATCCTCCACCGAGACAGACGATGCAAGCTGGTACTACAGTTGCTGAAGTTTCTATGATGTATATAGACTAACGACGCGGTCTCACACGTAAAGTGCTAAGATCCTTCCACGGAGTTGGTGGTGCCGAGGAACCCGTTAGTTCTTTTAATTTCAAGTGTAAATGTTTGAGTTCGTTTGATATCTCCACGTACGCCCATTCTGTTTTTGTTGGGAACATTTCATCATTTTCCATGATCTCCATGATGTTTCTTAGATGTTCCACACCTAAGTGAAGCCTAGAATTTATATTTTTCAACCAACATGGAAGATCTCCAAAGCCTCATGGCATGCATCGATGAAATCTCCAGTCAGATACCCGATGGGATGTATCTGAAGATGGCAGATCAAATGAAACGCGTTCATGACCACATGAACGGTAACAAACCAATCCACGAAGACACGTTCTACTACAGCGACGAT